TGTCCTGTGTAAACAGGTCGATGATGCGCTGTGTTCCGGCGTTCTGCGCGTCAATTACATCGCGGAATCCGTTGTTTACGGTATTCTGTAGGATGTTTGTCTGGGCTGCCATGTTGTAGTTTACGCCAGCAATAGCCTCACGGGTATCGCAGCAGCATTGCTGCATCTGATAACCCAGATTTGACAGGTTGGCGTTTACGCCAGCAAGGCCGTTGCAAAGCTGGCCGGAAAGGTCCTGGATCCCGTTTTCGATTCCCTGCGTGGACAGCGCTGCGTCGATATCGGCACGGGTTGCATAACCCTGAAATGCAGGAGAATTTGCTCCTCCACCATTTCCGCCCCAGCCGCCGAAGCCGCCCCAGCCAAACATACCGAAAATCAGGAAAAGGATAATCCATGCACCCCAATCTCCGCCGAAGCCGTCATTTTTTCCTGTGCCGCCGGTTAATACGGCAACATCAGAAGCGGTTAAACCGTCTGTCATAGTAATTATCTCCTTCGATAATGTATTTACAAAACCGTGTGCACCCGGTTGTGTACTATTTAAAAAAGCCTTTAAACATACCCTGCATCTGCTGCGCCATCTGCTGGGCTTGATTTAACTGTTGCTGGTTTATTTTGCCAGACTGCAACAGCCTGTTAATCTCTTCATTCGGATTTCTGCCCTCCATCTCTTTTCGGAATTGCTGGAACTGTTCCAGCATTCCGGCCATTCTATTACCATTCAGGGCCTCAAACAAGGGATTCGCCATGTCTGCCTCCTTCCGGCTTTGTTGCCGTTTCGAGATAACTATATAATTCTTCATATTTGCTTCTCAAATCGTCGTATTCTTTCCGAGTAACGTATTTATCGTCTAAGTTCACTTCCGCCTGTTTCTGTGGCTCTTTCGCGTCCACCGTGACCTCTTTGTAAGCAAAGGTGCGGAGCGTCGGCATCCCGGCGGCATCGGTAGTCTTTATATAAAAATTAGAGTTTTCGGAGTCCATCAAAAGGACGCTTGTATTTGGAGCGACAAGATAAGATTTAGCTCCAGCCTCGCCCTGCACCCACAGGATCCCCTGATTTACCTGCTGTGGCTGCTGATACTGAGCCTGCATCTGCGCCAGCCTGTCCATCTGCGGCTGTAGCGGATTTACTTGTCCATACTGATACGGGTTATAGCCGTATCCTTGATATGGTAATGCCATGCCTGCGCCTCCTATGACTAATTCAATGACTTTCTATACCTAAATTATGGCATAAAAAATAAGCCTCTGACAGTCCATCAAAGGCTTACAAAAGTATCAAATCAACATACCCGTATTATCTTTTTGTTTATTCGCTGGCTCATTCTTTTCACGGTGGACACACTCACGTTCATCATCTCCGCACATCTTTCCAGCGGAATATTCTGCGCCCGTAATTCAAAAAGCCGCCGTTCCTCAGGTGTAAAATTGCAGTATTTGCGAAAAAAATCCAATTCAAACACTGTAAAATCGTATACCTTCAAGATTACTCCCCTTATTGCGTCCGCGCCAGATAAGATATAAGCTTTCCCCTCGTTTCTTTTAACTGCTCAACATTGTTCCCTGATATCTGGCTGTTAAGCATCGTTACCAATGTCTCCATGATTAGGCTGTCCCGCTCCCTAATCTCATGCATCGTTTCAAAGTCTCGCTTGTCATGCTCTTCAAGGGCTTTTACCCGCGTGGTGAGCTTAATCGCGGGGGATATCCATTTATGTATCACAGCCACAGCGCCCCCTATCACCGAAATGCCGCCGCACACAGCAAGAATAGCCTGTATCGTTTCCATAGTGCCTATCTCCTTATTTCTCCCAGTAGTATATCGGTATCTCCTGACCGCTGTCCCATGTGTCCCAGTAATGTCCATCTTTGACGCACACCACATGGCCGTCTATCCCGAGCACATACGTCCCTGCTGGATGGTCTCGGCAAAAATCATCTACCGTGTAAACATGCTGTCCGTGGTCGTCTACGATATACCGGCGGAATCCGTTCTCGCGCAGATACGCGCCCCAGACTCTATTAGCACTTGGCATGTCAGACAACGAAAAACCATACACGGACAAACCTACATAAACTGTATCCCAATCTTGCCCTAAAGCCTTGCACAATGCGCGCACAGTGCAATCCCCTACTCTTTGCCATTTCGAGGGGTTTGGATTGTAATATTCAAATCGGTTCGTTCTCCGCATATCTTTTTGCCCCTTTATTTGCTGCCTTTTGCTGCGGGTATCCAAATCCCGCTAATGCATTCCGATCATACTGCGGCTGTAATCCATGTTCTTCGCAATACTGGTTATAAGCCCTGTTCTGTCCCTGCAATCGGTAAGCCAGCTTATCATATTCCTGCTGGAGCTTTTCCCGTTCCGCGCCGGACGCCCATGCAAGCTCTTCTTGTTTTACTATCATCTGACGTTTCGTCTTTCGGATTCCGCGTTCCATAGCCCTCTGTTTCTGGCTTTCTTCGTACCGTTTTAGATTCTCAGCGTCCGTGATTTTATTCCCGCTTCCATCCAGCAGATTTCCTTCCTCGTCCCTCCAGGGATTCCTCATCCGCTTGTCAAACAGCATGTGACCGTGCCGACAGTTATAGCCATGCAGCCCTCTCATATCCACAACCCTGCCCTCTCCTGTGGTTAAATCAATGTCATATCCTGTCGATTCCAGCAGGTTCGGATATCCCGGCTCGCTTCCGTCGATTTTAAACACCCGCCCCTGCCATTCGTCATGTCCGGCAAGTAATGGCTGCCCATCACGTCTTACTCTTGCCCCGAGGTGCGCCGAGGTCAACACATACTCTGTACCGCTGTCCACGATATATCTATTTGTCAGCTGGGCCGCCGTCTGATTCATCGACGTCACTACACAGCATCGTACTGCCGCTTCCAGCGTCCGCCGTGCTCCTGTCGGGTAATCCACCATAATGCCGCGTCCCGCGTACGCATCCAGCACATCCGCTATGGCTGCGGGATAGCTTTGTACTCCGCTTGCTACCCTTACATCGGCTTCGTCGAGCAGCGTCACAAGGTCTTTTTGGCTTTGCTCCAGCGTCGTCCTTGTTAGGTTCTTCAGCTCCGCTCGGCTTTTTATGTACTCTGCTTCGATAACAGCCATATACCGTGCATTTTCAAGCGGAGACTGCGCCACGACCCCCATTTCTGACAGTGTAACCGCATCATCTTCCCACGATGTCAACACGGCGTCCCGCAGGAGCTTCCGCAGTTCTTTTTCGCTCAGGTCCGTCAGTTCCATAATCCGCCGCTGTATCTCATCCCGGCTTTCCCCCAACTGTTCCAGCCTGTACAGCAGTCTATCCGCCGTGGCTGTGATTTTCCCAGATTTCAAAATCCTTCTGGAGATGTCCCGCAGGATAAAGTTTTCCAGCCGTTCGTAGATCTCTGATATCCGGTCAGCTTTCCCTTCAAAATACTCTGGTCTTAGCATCACTCTTTCCCCGCCGTTTTTCTCACAAGATCCAGCCAGTCATCTTTATGCCGCCTTTTAGCTTCTTCGAACCATTCGGACGTCGTTCCCGGCTCGTGATATTTAATCTTTCTCTGCGTCGGGCTTTTGTTGGGTGGGGATGTCCACCCTATAATATTACCCTCTGCATCTTTAAGCGGGATATTCGGACCGTACACAATGCCCTTGTACAGATAATGAGCATATGGCGTATCATACTCAATCACTCCGCCGTATACCCCGTCAGGATATCTTACGCTGTTTCTTAGTGCGCCCTGCCGGAATGGAACGAAGGGTGAGCTGTCCGCCACTACCTGCATGTTCAAAAGCTTCTGGGCTTCCAGCAGATTCTCGTCTATGCGGGACGTATCGAGTTTAATCTCCACGTTCCCCACTTTCGTATCTAGTTCCATTCTACCACCTCCTGCATTTTATGGCGTACCCTTATTTTGCTTTTTTGTATCCCACGCTCATCCCTGCGCCAGCATCGTTTATCACGGTCGTTGTTGGGCTGTATGTGCGCAATGACCTGTATTTTTCAAGTTCTTCGGCGGATAAAGGCCTCTCAGTTGGGTAAGTTGCATATAGTATCTTGACTTTTTTTTCGGCTAACAGATTTAGCATCTGATCATCATTTTCATACAACTCCGCCGGAATTGAAACATACATTGCTTCTGTTTGAGATTCGTTCGAAATGACATACGCTGGATTGCTACTACTGACGTTCGCCACAAATCTTAAGCAATTTGACATTATCGTATGTCTTGTTTTAGCCCTTTTCCGTGGAATTGAAAAAAAGTAAGCGGAAACAATGTTTTTACTGGAAACACCACTATTCTTTGTCAGCGAGGTTATCCCTTTCCCAAATTCTGCAAATGCAACATTCTGTACATATACACCCCGTTTTAAGTCCACTTCATCGCACACCCACTGCCGCCCGTCTGCATCGGTGTAGTTTCCACCGGATGATACCCGGATTCCAGGCAGACCGCCGGAAGTGGGAATGATGAGCGTCTGGGCTGGCTTGTAGAGTTCGTATGGTAGGGCAGTTGAGCCGGCGTTGAGCATAATTTTAAATCGTTGCTCATTAAACGTCGCTCCAGGTTCTGCATCTACTGCAAAATGTGACATGCTCACGCCATTATCAAATGTAACTGTCGCACTGGTGTCCCCCTTTTTGATTAAAAAATAGTTATCAATTCGAATTTCAAAAGGTAGCGGCTTGCTAATAGAGAACGTATAAGTCCCAGCTGGAAGAGTTTTCTTGTAATTAAACAACCTAATAGAGCCAATTGTTATATTATTCCCTACTACTTTAAGTTCTTCTCCGTCAAAACTTGCACTCCATCCTCCTGATTGCGTAAGATCATATGCTGCGCTTTTGTCAAACAGATTCCCGCTCAGCACCTCAACCTCAATCTCTCCATTCTGCCCCGCGCTCTCTATCTCCTGCGGATAGGACGGGGACGGAGATGGTGCGCCGCCGGTGTAGGGCTCGTAAATGCAGTCAGGGTTTTTTGAAAAAATCATCTGAAATTTAGAGCCAGATACGATGGGAATTGCCCCCGACACATTAAAAAAATACAATTGAATTCTTGCTGTTTTTTTCAAAACCGCTCCAGATACGGAAGCCACAATTGCTCCAGCAGAAGTTGTCATTGTTTCGTGTGCTCCGTTTTTTAGCGATAGCTGAAACCGATACGCAGGTGTAAATCCAATTGGTCTAAAAACAATATAATATGTTTCTTCATCTTTGATGCTATCGGCAAAAATACTTCCTTCCGTAAAAAGCAAATTAAACTCAACGTTTTTCTCGTAATTAGAATTCGCGGTAAATAATCCATTCGCGGTAAATAAATCAACACCACCTTTACATAAACTGAGGTAAGTATCTTTTAAAATATTTGCCCCAGTCGTGCTCACCTGCGTTGATTTGCCGTAGAGGGTAAGGGATTCCAGCCCACGATTCCCCTTTGATTTTTCCAAGAGGGCGGGGTTGCCGGTAACGACCGTGAGCACAACGCTGTATGCATCTGCTACCAACGTCAGGAAATGTTCCTCGCGTGTCACAGGTGGGAAAACTTCTCCTTCCCCGTTGGCAATCGCCGCCCAGTAATATTCTAATCGTGTCACAGGCGCAGGGATGCTTCCGCCCCATACTCCTGCTACCTTTGCCATGTAATACTGCAATCTCGTGACGGGCTGCGGGGTATTGCCGGAATAATCCCCCGCCATAGTTGCAAGATAATATTCATCAATAGTCACGGGCTTGGGCGTCTTGCCCTCATATGTCCCTGCAATCTTCGCAAGATAATACTCTTCTCTGGTTATCGGTTCCATTACTCTCTCCTTATTAGCAGCAGCTTCGCGCCCTATATATGCGTCTTAACAGTCTCCTAATATCCAACATATCTGTCTCTGTATACACACTCAAGACCTTTAATGCCATATACCTTCGTGTCTTTCGCCGTCTCTCCCATTCAATCATAACTTCATCGACTGCTCTTTCTATTTTTTCATAGACTTCCCGCAGCATTCTTACAATTTCTTTGACCGAGTTTTCTACATTTTTCAAAGAATCAAAGAGTTCATTCCAGCGATTCTCAACGCGTCCGATGTCTCCGATCCCCTGTCCTACAATCGCAAAATCCATGCTTATTCCTCCCCGAACAGCCCCGTTTCCTTTGGCTGGGCTTCCGTCACCATTGCCTTCGCATCGTCCTCTGTCATGCCCTCAAATTTGACGAAATACATCCACGCGGGCGCCTTTCCTTGTGCGACATAGCTCCACCAGCGTGCCCGATCCTCCTCGCGGTTGTATGTGATGTCCCCGAAGTCGTATACCACTTCATAAACCCCGACAGGGGCAAGCGCGTACAAATCTGCATACACCGACATGGCATATATTGCATCATTTAGACAACTTTCCAACTTGTCCCGCACATCCTTGATAAACTGGATGGTTCGCTGTTGCTCCGCTTCCACGCCTGTCGCCGTTTGGATGCCGCTCGCTTCGTTAAAGACAAAATAGCCGTTCGAGAACCCGCATTTATACCCTATCTGGGACAGGAGAGCATTGATTCCGTCAAGGCGTGTGGCTGTATTGAGCTGCGGCGTAATCTCCTGGTAAAACTCTTCCGGGCTGTTGCCGAACACGTTTTTTACATAATGCGGCAGTTTAACGTCTGGGATGCGCCCGTTAAGGTTCGTCCCGCTGTCAAACATCAGCCTGTCATCTGCAAGGATGATCTTCTCGCTGTCATATATCTCACCGGCGTTCCGGCTGTATGCGATGTCCAGGTCTTTCATTTCTTCGATGGCTTCTGCGTATATCGGCATTCCCAGCGGAGAGGAAAGATCTATGTTGTTTGCAGCAGGGGTGCGGAACACTCCGTACATGGGGGAATCAAGTCTTTCGTTCCCGCCCTTGAGAATCGGCGGCGTTTCCTCCAGCAGATCAGCCCACTTTGTCTGCTCCAGCGGGATAGGATCGCCGAGGGATTCGCTGCTCTTTGATACATATGCCCTGTTGGATATCACATACGGGTATATCACGCCCGCCTCCGTCCTCGTCTCGACAAACCTATGATACTCCAAGCGTGTATAAAACTTTTCGTTAGCCGCATAGCTGTCTTTAAACACAACGCCCGTTATATTCCCGTTATCGTCCTGCTCCGTCACGAAAAAGTCCAGAGGGGTAAACATATCAAGCCCGCCGCCATTAGGCTTTACAATGATCGTGCCATAAGCACAGCCATACTCTACCCAATGACGCATGCTATAATAGGCTTTATCAATCTGCTCCTGCAACCACGCCCCGCGTGCGCCGCCGTCAACCTGGATTTTAATCCCCAGCGTGACGAGCCGCGCCGTCTCGGAGCATACCGCCTTTGCAAAATTGATAGTCTTTATTCGATTATCTGCGTCTAACCAGTACGGCGTGCCGCGGTAGATGTTGGCACACTCTGCGACCTTTGCCATCATCTGCGCAGACGTGGTATCCTTTACCCTAAAATCTTTCTCAGCCTGCTTTTTAAATATCATATTAAACCACCTTTTGACTGTCTGTATAAGTCCCATTTCTGCAATCCCCTGTGCCGTGTATTCTTAGGCTGTGTTACCTCTGCGGTTAAATTTAGATTCAAATGCATAGCGTGTAGCATCGATCGAATGGTTATTTGCATCCGGATAACCACTGATGATGTTGCCGTCTTTGTCCCGGTCATATTCGTATTCGGTAAATTCGCGGAATACATTCGGTGTCCTGCGCTTGTCTATAACGATCTTTCTCCGCATCAGCCACTTCATTCCATATTCGACGCTACCGGGTCCTTTTATTGCCGGCCGCGCCGGAAGTCCCATGCTTCGGTAATCGTTAATAGATTTCGGTTCGGCGCTGTCGCAGGTTATGTGGTAGTCCGTATAACCTTTTTCTTTGATCCAGTTTGCTGTTATTTCATTTGATTCTTTATTGACGTAATGCTCGTCAATAAAATAAATCGTCTCGCTGTCCGCGTCATAGTAGCATCTTACAAACGCGTATGCGTCCGGGTACCAACCAAAGTCAACGCCCTGGTATATTGTATCCATCCGGGCTATTTCTTCATCGGTGATCTCACGCAGCTCCAGAAGCTCAAATATGTTTCCGCCTGTTCCAACTGCGTTCCCTAGATATTCATGGTCATAGGCTCTTGGATTCGTGAGCCTTAAGTGCTCTGCACTGTCAAAAAATTCATCTCCCAGCCACTCACGCGGCACACTCCTGTAGTCGCTTTTGTGGTTGTATGCCCGTCTATCCTCAATTTGCACATATTTATTCGCCCAGTTGTTACGATTGATCGGCGGATTAAACGTTTTAAACACGACATAATTATGACCGCCACGCAAAACTGACTGTTCCGCCATTCGGATCTCTTCTGGTCCCTTAAAGATGTCCAGCTCCTCGAACCAGAGATATTTAAAAAATCCTGTGGCTGCCTTAATGGATTTTGTCTTTTGTGCCTTATCCAGACCCCTAAAGATGATCTTTTGCCCTGTTGGCAGGTAGGTAAATTGCATCGGGTTTACATTGCCGCGCCAATAATCTGACACGCCCAGCGCATCTATCCCCCACTGGATCTGGTTATAAACAGAATCCCGCAGCATTGCGGAAAATTTATGGAATACTGCCGCGTTTGCCTCCGGGTTTTGCATCATGCCAAGCGGGAGCTCTACAGACACAAAAGAGGACTTTCCTGATCCTCGTCCTCCGTAAAGGTTATAGTACTCGTGCCGTCCTTCTTTTATGTCCTTATGCACTTTGTAAAAAGCCGGAGCAATTAAGTCTGTAAGCTTTATCCTTGCTGCCTGCTGTACTTCCATTTAGTCTTCCTGCTTTTCTGTTTCCGTGTCTGGGATATCGTCAATAATCGTGACCTTCCCGGATGCCTCGACCTCCATCTGGTCACGCTGTCCTAACCACTGCTTGCCTAACCAAATAGCCATTGTCGGATTCGTCTCTGCATGTTTGAACTGGAGTCTTCGCAGGCTTGCTTTGCCCTTCT